CGTCAAAGATCGCTTTCGCGCGGGAGACGATCGCCATCGCCTCCCACTTGCCCAGCCCCGCATCCCGCAGCAGCCGTTCAATGTCTCGCTCGGTCTTGCACTCAGGCAAGAGAGCTTCAAAGTCGATGGATTTCACGCTCGACAGGTCGATACGCGCGGCTCCGTCAGCCGGGAAGACGACCGGCGAGACTTCCATCAGGCTCGACCACTTGTGAATCAGGCGGCCCGCCTTGGTTTCCTCGAAGTCGCCCTTGCGCAGCATGCCGCCGATGCTCAGGCCGTCCAGCGTGCCGTGCTTCATGGCTGCGCCGACATCGCTCGCCAGGCCGAGGCCGGGCGTGAGCTCGCCTTCGACGAAAAGCCCGTGGTCGTCTTCCTTGACGGTCGTCCACTTGCCGATCGGCATGTCCCAGGCGTGATTGAAGAACATCTTCGGAGCGCCGGCCTTGAGCGTTTCGGCGAAAGCCCCCTTCTTGATGGTGTCGCCGTAGCTGTCAACGCCATTGAAGACGGACGCATACCCGGAGAACTTCCCCGAGTCGCCTTCCATCTTCAGGCTTACGTCACTCAAGCTCAGAGTTTTATGCAGAAGCATTCAAGCCTCCCAATGTTGTTTCTTGTTCGGCGCGCCTGCGCGCGTACCTGATCTTTTGCGCCGCGGCCATCGCTGCGCGCGCCTCTGCGGACCGCTTCGCGCCTGTGTGCGAAGCAGACATCTTCTTGCGAGCCTCTGCCGAGTGGCCGATGCCGATGTGAGCCCGCGACAGGTTTGCTTTGTGCTCATCAGTGAAGGTGCGGCCGCGCAACTTCTGCGAGATCACGGCGCCCATCTCCTTGGCGCAAATGGTGTCCCTGCCGCCGCCCGATCGAATGTTCAGGCCTGCGGGGTGAATGCTGTCCAGGGCTTCGATCCAATGGATTTCCCGCGCGTCGAGTTCGCCCTCTTCGCAGAGTTCGACCACGCGCACCTCAAACGCTTCCGCGCCGTACTTGCGAACGCAGCGAGAAATCAGACTTTCGTTTGGCGCGCGTCGATGGTCACGCAGTCGACGCCCGATGTTCATGCTTTGGCCGACGTACACCTTGCCGCTCTCAATGTGGGTGACGGCATAGATGCCACTCACCGCGCCGACGCAATCACTGCGAGACAGGCTCTGCGGCAGAAGCATCGATGCCCCCCTTCGGTTGTTCTTTGCCCAGCTTGTCCAGCGGGAGAAGATTGGATTGCGCGGTGAGGACATCGGTCCCCTCGATCTTGGGCCAGCCCTCAAGCTGGCGGATCTCGGCGCGCGTGATGATCCCGTTCTGGGCGTATTTGGCGTAGAGCTCGGCCCGCTCGGCGGCGCTGCCACGCAAAAGAGCGTCCATGCTGAATTCAGCGCTGGAATTCGAGCGCTGCTTCGGCGTCATGATCCGCTTGCGCGTCGCCTGCTCGATGTTGACCACCATCGGCCGGATCGTGAGCTTGTAGAAGAAGCCCTCCACGATGTCGTGGTTGCCGTACTGGACGACGCCGGGATGGTTCACCAGCACTGCAGGCACGCCAAACCAGCGGCAAATCTGCTCGACACCGAAGCGCCGCGTCTCCAAAAGCTGCTGATCCTCGGGCGAAAGGCTCAGTTGCTGGTACTTCATGTTGGCTTCGAGCACCGCCAGGCGCGACATGGAGCCCGAAGACAGTTCGCCGTAGTTCGCGCGGAGCCCTTCGCGCTGCGCCGGGGTCAGGGCCGAGTCGATCATCAGGATCGCGGTCGGCTTTCCGCCATTCCCGAACACCTTCGACGCCGCGGCCTGCGCCTTCGCCTGCTCATCGGTCGTCGAGCGCATGAATTCCAGCTTCGCCAGGCCGACCGTTCCGTTCCCGAGATTCTTCAGGTGGAGCACGCTGGACTCAGCCAAAACCGCGATGTTTCCGTCGAGCGTGTACTCGTAGGCCATCGATCCATCGTCCTGCACGAACGGGCGCACCTGATCGGCAGGCATTGGCCACATTGCGACGACTTCGCCTGCGATCCGCTCAAGCCGCGCGTAGGCATTCCCGCGCAGGTCGTGGTTCATCATCATCGCGCGCCAGAACTCGAAGGGCGTCATGCGCGAATTCGGCGATTCATGCAGCAGCGAGTACAGGCGAGAGTCGCGCGCCAGGGTCTTTTCGCCCTTCTTCGTCTCGTAGGCGAAGTAAGGCAGGCTGGCGATTGTGTTCGCGCGAAGCTCGATGCACGCCCAAACAGCGTCAAGCTGCAGCGCGCCATCAGGCCCGATGTTGGCGACGCCCTCGGTGAGCGTGGTAGCCGGCAGGCCGTACTGCTCGCCGCCGCTTTCGGACAAGGCTCCGCCCCATCCAAACCACCGGCTGACAGTTTGAAGGATTGTTGCCATCAGTAGACGATTGGGTTGTTGATGATGTCGTCTAGCGGCATCGTTGATCCAGCGATCGGCATCACGCCGCACGCCATCGCAAGGGCCACCATCCCGTCGATGCGGCCCCGCGCGTTTTTCTTGTCAAATTTCCGTGCCCCCGAGTCGCCGATGACCTTGGCGTTCTTTGCGCACATCTCCAGGATCGGGTGATTCCCGTGCCTCAACTGCTTCCCGAGCAGCTTCACTTCGAGCTCGCGCAGAGCTGGCGTCATCGACAGCGTTCCCTGGCCGTAGGGCTCGAACCTCGTCAATTCATCCTCGGAGAATCCCGCCTTCACCAGCCACGGCCGCAGATGCACGAACAGCGCGCGGTCGAAGGCCAGCTTCTGCACGTCGCACCGATCGAACAGCCCGCGCAGACTCTCGGCAACGAATTCGTACTCGATCGCTCGGCCTGGCGTGGTGTTCAGGTGCTTCTGCTTGGCCCAAAGGTCGTATGGCACCCGATCTTTGCGGGATTTCTCGGCCAAACCATGCTCAGGAAGCCAGAATTCCGAGTGAACACCGCCGTCTTCAGCGACCAAAACAAGGGCCGTAAGGTCATGAACGCTCGACAAATCGAGCCCTCCCCACACCTTTTTACCCTCGATCGGCCCGCATTCGGCGCCGTTTTCCTTCCAAACCGACCCCGCGACGAAGGGCGAAACCGCCTCCACGCGCTGGTTTAGCACGAGGTTTCTCACCTCAGGCTCGTTCGCCGGCATCAAAAGCGCCGCTTTTACCTGCTTCTCAACGTCCGCGATCGACCGAAACTTTCCGAGCGCCGGGTTTGCCGCGGCCCACGCCTTTTTGTCGTCAAGCCTGCAGTCCTCTGGCGCCGAGTACACATGACACACGACGCGCGGGTCGCTCGCCGCCTTCTGCGCGTCGATCCACGTCGAGAACATGTCCGCATCGGTCGGCGCCTGGGTGCTGATCGCAATCAGAAGGGGATTCTGATAAGCACCCTGGGCCGATGTGATGGCCGTCACGAACTTGTCGGTAGGCCCGACCACCTGACCCACTTCATCCAAGATCGCCAGGATCGGCGACAGGCCGTGAGCCGTCTTGCCCTCCGCGGCCAGCGCGCGGAACAACACATTCTTCCTCAGGCCGATCAGCCGCTTGCCGGAAGGCTGCACTCGGACCAGCGGCGTGAGCACATCGCTCATGTCGACCATCTTCCGGGCCAACTCGAAGATGACCGCAGCCTGTTCCTTCGACTGCGCGCCGCTCACGATCTGGCTGTTCTGCACCGCCTCCGGGCCGACCAGATGGGCCAGCAAGATCGCCGCGATCAGAGCGGTCTTCCCGTTCTTTCGAGCAATCGACAGGTACGCGCTATGCGTCCCATACGGGTTGTCGTAGATTTCCAGCACGAACTTGCGCTGGAACGGCTCCAACTTCATCGGCTGGCCGATCTTGTCGCCTTCCGGTGCCAGGCAGTAGCGCTCGATGAACGCGCAGACCTTCTGCCCGCGCGTCAGCTTCTTCTTTTTCACGCCAGCAGCTCGTCGTCCTCAAGCTCCTCGCGAACCTTGCGGGACTGTCGTTCAATCTTCCGCTTGCCAGTCTCGTCCCGAGCATCGCCAGCGATCCGGCCACCCATGCGAAGGGTCCGCATCAGCGCCATCTCGCGCCGGGCGAACTGCTCAAGCACGGAGACGCGAGGATTCGCCACCAGCGTGCCGCGGTCGTTCTTGGTGACGGTGCCTTCGACATCGAGTAGCTTCTGCTCTTTCTCGATGTCATGCAGGCAGCGCGCAAGCTGTGCGGCCACCACCAAATCAGCCTCCGACCACTCGTCCCTCGCGCGTGCGCGCACAACACCGGCCCAAAATGGCTCGTCGCCAGCCCTCAAAGTGACGTGTGCAGGAGGCTGCAGGTCGTCTTTCGCCGCGTCGAGCATCGCCTTCACGGCGCTTGCAGCGGAGTCGGACCGGGTTCGTTTCATGGCGAGTTGTGGGATAGCGTTAACGAAGACC